TGCGCCACCGCGCCGACGAGCTCGCCGCCACTGCCGCCTGCCCCGCCCCCACCCCCGCAGATCCCGCCCCTGCCCCCAGCAGCCCACCAACCCCCAGCCCCGCCACTGTGCTCGCCGACGTGCTCGGACGGCTGGAGGAAGCTGGTCGAGAGCTTGCTGCGGTAGCGGATGCAAGGGGCACCGCCGGCGCGGCTTGTCAGCGGGCGTATCAGTGGCTCACCAAATGAGCCTGGACTGTGGGGATTTCTGCCCAACTACCCCCTTCAAACGCCTGTTTTGCGCCTATTTCCCTAGGGCGCTTACCTCGTAGCGCGGGTGGCGCATAGGATTCGAAATCCGGCGTACTGGTTCTCCAGTACCGAGGGTTCGAATCCCTCCCTTTCCGCCAAAATCAACAACTTAGCGCGCTTTCTGAAGTGACGCTAAGGGGCCGAGGCAGCAGGCACTGTGGGGAAATCCTCCCAAGTCAGGCCCGCTTGCGGCCAATTTGGCCCACAGCGGCCGCCAGGGTGTCGGCATACAGGTGCGCGTAGCGCTGGGTGCTGACCGGGCTTTTGTGGCCCAGAACCTGGCCCACGGTGAACAGCGGCACGCCTGCATTGGCCATTTCGCTGGCCGCGCTGTGGCGCAGGTCGTGAAAGCGCACGTCCCCCAGCCCTACCTTGGCCGCGGCGCGGCTCCAGGCGGCCTGGACGCCGCGTTTGTGGCCCGTCAGGGGTAGGTGCTTGAGCAGGTGGCGGATGCGCGGGTGCGCGGGGATGATGCGCGGCTGGCCGTTCTTGCTGTCGGTCAGCACCAGCAGGTTGTCCTGCGCGGTCACGTGCCACAGCTCGCCCAAGCGCATGCCGGTGTAGAAGCACATGCGGATGGCGATCTGCGCCTGCCAACTGCCGCAGGCGCGGCAGGCCTTGAGCATGCCCTCGCGCGTGAGGTACACCTTGCGGGCGTTGCGCACGGCCGGCATCAGCATGCGGGCGGTGGGGTCGGTGTCGGTGAGGCCATGGCGCTTCCAGGCCCAGCGGCAGGCGGCCTTGAGCAGGGCCAATCGGTTCTTGATGGTGGCCGGTCCGGCATCTGCGGCCTTGATGACCTCTTGGGCCACTGTGGGCAGATCGCTCATCGGGCGGCCCTGCCAGGCCCAGGCGATGGCGCCCACGTGCTCAGCGGCGCTCTTGTAGCTCTTGAGCGCTGTCTTGTCGGTGAGGTAGTGCTTGACGGCCTGGTCGATCAGGGGTTCGTCGCGGGCGATGCCAGATGCAAGGCCGTACAGGCGCGCGGTTTCGGCTCGGTCGAACGTGTCAGCCTGGGCTTGACTCCAGCCTTGCGGAAGCAGTCGAGTAAGTCGGTGTCGGCGGCCCGCAATGTAGCGGTCGAACTCAAAGCGCCAGCGCTTGTCAGCTTTTGACCAGTAGATCGACATGATGCGAGGTAGCTCTCCACGTCAGCAGGGGCGAAGCGCATGGCGCCGTCGTTCGCGCCCACGCGGTAGCAGATGAGCCGCCCAGAATACGCCAGGTCGTACACGGCCCGGCGGCTGATGCCCAACTGGCGGCCTACTTCGGCCGCGGATAGAAGGCTCATACGATGCCTCGCAGTGCGTAATCCTTTGTCACCACGCCTGCTCCCCTGCCAGCGGCCACCACGGTTGCGTTGACCCAAACGCGCTTGCCGTCTGCCAAGCGCCGGATGTGGCCGCGTCGCAAGTGTTCGCGCGGCGAACGGTGGCCGAAAGTTGCCGCGCCGTCTCCTATCTTGCCTGGAACGTCAATGGTCAGGACGTGGTACGCGTCGAACGGCAGCGCCGTCTTGATTTTGTGGCCGGTCGTCTTCGGTTCGCTGCGCTCGACGTGTACGTTCTTGCACTGCAGAACGTTGAGAAAGCAAAGCAAAGCGCCAATCTCGTCGGCATAGTCTGAAACAGGAATTTCATCATTGACCAGCCCAATCTTGATCGCGGTTCGGCCATCAACCACCATTGCTCGATCAAGGTAGCCGACTCGTGGAATGGCCGCCTCTGGCAATGGACCCCACATCTCCATGTGATCAATCCACGAGATCGGCATCACTACGATAGCGTCGTCTCTCTCGCGCGCCAACAGAATGACTTTCGTAGACTTTTCGCCATATTCGTTTTCAGACATTCCACGCCTTGAGTATTCCAAGGCGATGAATGGGTATGGCAATTTGAGCGGCTCGCTTTCATCAAGCGCGCGGAACTCCGGGTCGTCGTAAAGGCGGCCGCCTTCGGGCAACAAAAACTTTTGCGACGCCTGAGCCAAGTCCATGGCATGACTCAGCACCCTGCGGTTCATGGCCGGGAAACTTGGAATAGCAATCGCTTTTGCAAATTGCTTTGTCATCTGTCGGCAGTAATTCAGATGTTCCATCGTGCGCTCAGTGAATCCCGTGGTGCTGCTCAGTGGCCCGCACCAGCGCCAGGCCGCTGTGGGCGCGGGCCAGGGCGCGGGCTTGGTGGTCGGGCATGCGCTGCTGGCGCAGGTGCAGGGGCTCCCAGCCGTCGATGAGGGCCAGCTCGTGCTGCGCGGGCGGCAGCTGCAGGTACCGGTACCAGCCCTGGCCCTTGACCAGCTTGCGCCAGGCGGCGGGCAGCTGCGGGTCGTCCGTGGTGGTGCGCAGCGCCTCGGCCTGGCGCTGTAGCTCGGCGATCTGGTGCTCGATGTGCGCGAGGGTCACTTGATCCATGCACAGATCCCCCAAACTGCAAGCGCCAGCATGGCGACCAGGCCGAAGATGGCCAGCACTACCAGCAGGCGGCCGAAAAGCTCCAAACCGCTGCCGTCATCCGGGTTGTCTCTCACTTCAAGGCTCCTTCGTCGTCGTCAGGTAGTTCGAACCGCGTCACGCCCTGGCGCTTGACGAACTGGCGGTGGCTGTAGCCGTAGTTCTCTTCGGGGCAGTGCTGGGCGGCGTTGATGTGCCAGGCGCACAGGGTGTCCCAGGCGCCGGTGGCGGGGATGCCGGGCCGCTCGGGGCGGGGGCCGATGCGCAGGCGGTCGCCTACGTCCAGGCAGGGCGTGGGCAAGATCCAGCCCTTGGTGTGGCTCGTCCAGCGCCATTCCGGGTTGATGCCGCGGCGGCGCAGCACCTGGTGCAGGCGCTCCAGCACCGGCCGCTGGCGTGAGGGCTCGCGGCGGGGGACTAGGGAGAGGGTGAGTTGGGTCATGCTTGCCCCCTTGCGCGGATGGCGGCGGCGCAGTGCTGGGCCAGCCACTCAATGCTGTAAAACTCCTCGCACGCGGTAGCACACTCCTCGCGCTCAGCAGCGGCGACAAGGGCGGCGAACGTATGCAACCATGGATCGTTCAAGCCGGTATATCCAGCCTCCCGCGCCATGCGGATGATGTCGTCGCGCGTCATGCCGTCACCTCAACGCATGCCGCGTAATCCCCACGATGCCGTTCGGCAAGCCCTCCGCGCCCAGGTGCTTGACGTGGACGTCTGGCGGGGTTTCGAGGAACTTGCTGCTGTCTTGGCCGGTGACCTTCAGGTAATCGATCTCCACCTTCGCGGTGTCCACCAGCACGCCGGCCACCTGGGCGACGGCGCGGGCGCGGTCGGGCTCCATGGGGTTGTCGCGGTCGCGCAGGGCGGCCAGGGTGTCCATCAGGTGGCTGCGCAGTTGGTCGATGTGGGGCGATGCGCTCATAGGCGGGGTTCCTTCTGGCTGTCTTGCTGGGTGATGCGGTTGACCTGGCGCGTGATGGCGCCCTTGAGCTGGATGAGCCGCGCCACCTCGGGGTGCCTGACGGTGGGCGCGTTGCGGCGGCCGTTCTCGGCCTGGCTGATGCACTCCAGCCGGTCCACGGTGATCTGTTCGAGCACGTTGCTGAACATGCCGGGCCGGAAGACGACCAGGTGCCCGGGCGGAATGGGGCCGTGCGCGGCCTCCCACACGATGCGGGCCACGGGCTTCCAGCGCCTGGCGGGCACCAGCGCGGGGTCGTCCGTCATCTTGCGTTCGAGGTATCCGTCTTTGCTGAGCCGGTAGCTGCCGATGGGCACGTAGTTGCGCGCCTCCTCGGGCTTGCGGCCGGGCTTGAACTGTGTGGCGCGGCAGTTCGGGTGCAGGCCGGTGCTGCCGGGCACGCCCTTGTTGTGCGGCACCACGCCGGGCTTGAACTGCGTGGCCGTCATGCGCGGGTCACGCTGGCCGCGTTGAATGCGCCCGCTCAACTGGCTGGCCAGGAAGGCGGCAGACTTGTGCAGGCCCAGCAGAGTGGCCTTGGAGTAGACAGGCCCCAGCGAGCAGCCCAGCGCCTGCGCCACGAGCTGGGCGGGCATGTCAGGGTACAGCTTGCGCAGCATCTGCTCACGCTCAGGCGTCCAGCGGAAGCGGGGGGCGTTGATGTGGCGGGATTGGGTCATGGCGTCACCCGCTTGAACTCGATGACCCAGACCCAGGGGTTGGCGGACCAGGAGCCGGGGCCGTTGATCTGTTCCCACAGTTCGGCATAGGCGCTGGCCGCAGGGCGGAAGCTGAAGCCGCCCAGCGCTTCCATCAGGCGCCCGCTGCAGCCGGGCTCCCACTTCGGGGTGACGCCTTCGGCCTGGGCGTCGGCCTCGCTGATGTCCTGCAGGCGCTCCACGCGGATGGCGGTGACCTCCAGCGTGATGCGGCTGGCCCAGCGCGGCATGTGAATCGAGGGTCGCCACTTCAGGCCGTAGTCCTTGCGGCACTGGTCGCCGTAGCTCCCCGGCTTGGTATCGGCTCCATAGGCGTAGCGCTGGAGCTTGCCGTCGCGGCTGCGGTGCTCGACGCCGGTGCCCGCCAGGTCCATCCACGTCTCGCGCACCCACAGCCAATCGCCGGGCTGCCCATAGCGGCAGCGGAACCCGAAACCGCCGCGCATGACATGCGCGCCGTCGTAGTCGCCGGGGCGTTCAAACTGCAGATAAGCCGCGCCGTCGGGGTCGCCGTGGGTCATGTGGCGGTCGCGGGCGGGCCAGTAGACCTTGGGCGCGTACGCAGGCAAGATTTCAGGAGGCTGCGGCTTCACCACCCGCCGCGTCTGCGTCTTCTGGTCAGCCAGAATCGCGCGCACCATCGGCGCGCTGAAGAGGATCGGGCGCTCGCGGCTCAGCATGTCACCTCCATCTTTGGCCAGCCCTTGCAGAAGCAGGTCATGTTCGTCGGTGCGTTGCCGCGCCCGCAGGCAGGGCAAAGCCACCCGGTAGGGACAATGTGCATTGGTCCTGGCGCCTTGAGCTTGATGCACCACGAAAGGTGCGAACCTGCAGGCGCACCGCAGGCGATGCAATGTCTCGGTGGTTGTGCCGCCGTAGATGGAATGTCAGTCATGCCTTTCCCTCCGCTTGACCAATCTTCCGAACCTCGATCTCGAACTGATTGCCGTGGTTGTCCGTAACCAGACGGACGATCCCGGGCGGGGTCCAGTGCATGAGTGCGCCGATGAAAGCGCTGGTGCAATCGACCTTGCTGGCCCAAAGCCCTGGGTCTTTCTTGCTCAACGTGCCAAGGTAAAGCCTGTCAGTTAACGGCGAACTGGCAATGTGGATGTCTTCGAGCTTCATACAGCCTCCCCCTCCAACGCCTCCGTGAGCATCTCCCTGATGCTCACCAACTGATGCCTCGTCTCCACCAGCTCCCCCAGCGTCTGGCCGTACACGCTCAGCTGCCGATCGATCGCCGCGCCCTGTTCCTCCAGCAGCGCCGCAGCGCGCACCAGGGTGGCCAGATCCTTGGCCGTGACCTGGTGGCCGCGGTGCGCCACGATGCGCAGGCGCTGGGCCAGGGTGTTGGCGGCGGCGCGGTGGGGGCTGGGGGTGTGCTTCACGCGGTCACCTCTTGCGGCGGATGCACCACCCGCGCCCCG